GATGTACAACGACCGTGCTGAGTATAAGAAAAAGATGATTGAGGCTAAAAAGTCTTATGAGCAGACAAAGAGCAAAGAGGATAGCAACCTAATATCTCGCTATCACAACATGCAGCTTGCCAAAAAGATTCAGTTGAACTCAGCTTACGGTGCACTAGGTAATAAGTATTTCCGTTGGTTCAACTTTGATCATGCTGAAGCTATCACTATGTCAGGTCAGTTATCAATTCGCTGGATTGAGAAAAAGATGAATCAGTTCATGAACAAGCTGCTGAAGACTGACAATAAAGATTATGTCATTGCTTCTGATACTGACTCGATTTATCTTGACATGAGTGGACTTGTTGGTTGGGTTGGCGAGCATGAAGAGTTAAAGATAGTAAAAGCTCTTGACGAGTTCATTGAAGCTCGCATACAACCTTACATGGACAAGAGCTATCAAGAGCTAGCTGACATGATGAATGCATATCAGCAAAAGATGAAGATGAAGCGCGAGACTATTGCCAACAAAGGCATCTGGAAAGCTAAGAAGATGTATATCCTCAATGCTTGGAACGTTGAGGGAGTGCAGTACGATAAACCAAAGCTGAAGATTCAGGGCATTGAAGCTGTCAGGTCATCAACACCATATGCTTGTCGTGAGAATATTAAGACTGCACTAAGCATCATCATGAATGGTAACGAGCAGCAGCTTCAAGAGTTTGTTGTAAAATTCAAGCAAGAGTTTAATGAACTACCATTTGAAGATGTATCATTCCCAAGAGGTATCAAAGGGATGGACAAATACAAAGACAAGGCAAAGATATATAAGCTAGGCACACCAATTCAAGTCAAAGGTGCACTGCTGTTTAATAACCTACTCAAGCAGCATGGTATGAAGAACGTTCAACCTATTGGTGATGGTGATAAGATTAGGTTTGCTTACTTGAAGATACCTAACCCGATCCATGATACAGTCATTGCTGTACCTGAAGAGCTCCCAAAAGAGTTTAAGTTAGACAAGTATATTGACCGTGACATGCAATTTAGTAAGAGCTTCCTTGATCCACTTCGCTCTATCACTGAGGTGGTTGACTGGAAGGTAGAGCAAACATCAACATTGGAGGACTTTTTTGGATGAATGAAGAAGATAATGATTTTGGGTTCAGCTTTGCTGAGGATATCGAGAAGGTAGTCAAGCAGAATGCTAAAGAGACTGCAGCTGCTAATAGTAAGGCTAAAAAGATCTATGATATGATCATGCCTTTCTTAAACAACCTAAAGAAAAATCCTGACATGCCAACAATCGTGTGGCCAAACAGGGTTGAAAAGATCGATGAGTTCATTGCTAAACTGGACAAAGTGATCGCAGGAAAATAACGCTTGACTTATTTACTTAAACAAGCTATGATGAATAATAGTATAGTAATGTACATTGGAGATAATAATGTCGCTTAAAGATAAGTTAATTAAGAATAGCACTGTAAACCTTACCGCATCACTCACTGATAGTAAGATCTTTACAAAGAAAGATATGATTCAAACACAGGTGCCTATGATCAACGTGGCACTATCAGGCACTGTTGACGGTGGCATCACACCTGGACTTACAATGCTAGCAGGTCCATCAAAGCACTTCAAGACTGGTTTTGCCTTGCTGATGGCATCCGCATTCCTCAAGAAATATAATGATGGCGTCGTATTGTTCTATGACTCTGAGTTTGGCACACCACAAAGCTACTTCAAGACTTTCGGTATCAACTTTGATGCTGTCATTCATACACCAATCACTGATATTGAGCAGCTGAAGTTTGATATCATGCAGCAAATGAAAGAGATCACTCGTGAAGATCACGTGATGATCGTCATTGACTCTATTGGCAACCTTGCCTCTAAGAAAGAAGTTGATGACGCACTTGATGGTAAATCAGTTGCTGATATGACTCGTGCTAAGCAGTTCAAGTCTTTGTTCCGCATGGTAACTCCGCATCTGACACTCAAGGATGTTCCTATGATCGTCATCAATCACACCTATGAGGATATGGGTATGTATCCTAAGCAGATTGTTGGTGGTGGCACTGGTTCATACTACGGTTCAGATAATATCTGGATCCTCGGTCGTCAGCAAGAAAAGGATGCTGATGGCATCACTGGTTACCACTTCATCATTAACATTGAGAAGTCTCGCTACGTTAAGGAAAAGAGTCGTATCCCAATCACTGTATCACATGAAGGCGGTATCAATCGCTGGTCAGGTTTGCTTGATGTGGCAATGGATGGTGGATACATCGTCAAGCCAAAGGCAGGTTGGTATGCTATTGTAGATAAGGAAACTGGTGAAGTAAAGCAACCAAACATGCGAGCTAAAGATATTGTTGATGACAAGAAGTTTTGGCAGCAGATGTTTGAGACAACTGACCTAGCAAAGTATATTGAGAACCGTTACAAGCTGGCCAGTGGCGAGTCAATCATGGAAACGGAAGATGATTGATAATATATGCCAGAGCATATGCTGGTATGATGACAACAATGTTTGCCTCGGCTGTGGTCGCATAGCCGAGGAGATAGTTGAGTGGATGATTGCTAGTGATGAGCGTAAGATAGAGATAAAGAAGCTGGCAGAGGAAAGAGTAAATGTCCGTAGAGCAATTGATATTCAAGAATATACTAGGAAACGAGGAGTATGCGAGAAAAGCAATACCGTTCCTAAAGAGTGATTACTTTCACGACAATAATGATAAGACAATATTCAACCTGATAGACAATCATGTAAAGAAATACAATACATTACCCACACTTGAGTCTATGCGGATAGACCTAGCTGGTCGTGATGGTATATCAGATGAGGCATTTAAGAGAGCTAAAGAGACCATTGATACACTCAGTGGCGATGTAGAGCCTAACCTACCTTGGCTATTAGATCAGACTGAGAAGTTTTGCCAAGACAAAGCCATCTATAATGCCATCATGACATCAATCCAGATATTGGATGACAAGACAGGTAAAGAGGCTAAAGGTTCAATCCCAAAGGTGCTGAGTGATGCACTTGGTGTCAGCTTTGATACGCATATTGGTCATGACTTCATTGAGGATGCTGATGAGCGATTCAAATCATATCATGTCAAGGAGAAGCGAACAGCATTTGATCTAGAGTATTTCAATAAGATGACCAATGGCGGTCTGCCAAACAAGACACTCAATATTGCTCTTGCTGGCACTGGTGTAGGCAAAAGTCTATTCATGTGTCACTGTGCTGCAGCTAACATGGCAATGGGTCTCAACGTGCTGTACATCACACTTGAGATGTCTGAGGAGCGTATTGCTGAACGTATTGATGCTAACCTACTTGACACACCAATTGACCAGCTTGCTGCACTACCAAAAGACATCTATGATAGGAAGATTGAGAAGATCAGGAGCAAGACCAAAGGTAAACTGATCATCAAAGAATATCCCACTGCTGCTGCAGGTAGTGCTAACTTCAGGCATCTATTGAATGAGCTAAAGCTGAAGAAGAATTTCACCCCAAATATTATTTACATAGATTATCTCAATATCTGTGCATCATCAAGGATCAAATATGGAGCCTCAGTCAATTCTTATACCCTTATCAAAGCGATTGCAGAAGAGTTGCGAGGACTCGCAGTGGAGTTCGATGTTCCTCTCGTCAGTGCGACTCAAACAACTAGAAGCGGATATTCGAACAGCGACGTGGGACTGGAAGATACGTCAGAGTCCTTCGGACTCCCAGCCACAGCTGATCTTATGTTTGCACTCATCACGTCCGAAGAGCTTGAGCAATACGGTCAAATCATGGTTAAGCAACTCAAGAATCGCTATAATGATCCAGGGAGCAATCGTCGGTTCGTTATTGGTGTGGATCGTTCAAAGATGCGTCTCTATGATGTAGAGAACACTGCGCAAGAGGGCATCACTGATGGACCTGTGATGGATAATACTCGCTTTGGTGGGGAGGATAATGAGCGCAGCAAGCCCAAGAGCAAGTTTGATCGTAAGAAACTTGATGGGTTCAAGTGATAAATTATTTTTAGTTTTTATAAAAATAACACTTTACAAATTAATCAAAACAGGCTAATCTAAGAATATAAGTTGAGGTTAGGAGTTTTGATTATGGTACAGTTGATCGAGCGTGATGGTGTTTATACCACATGGCAGGCATATTCCGACGACAAAGATCGTCGCGATTTCACTCGTGTCCGCACGAAGACCGCAAAGATGGTCCTTGATTTCCTCAAGACAAAGTTAGACCTCCCAAAAGACCTCAAGGTCATCATCGGATACACACGTGCCAAGAGCAACAACGGTATCTACTTTGGTGACAGCAAGCAAGCATGGATCGATCCTCGTATCATTGGTGACCGCAAGTTCATTGATACCATCTGCCATGAGCTTGTTCATGCAGAGCAGTATAACACTGGTATGCTCAAGCAAGAGCGTGTCAATGGTAAGTGGGTTGCTCGCTGGAACGACCAGCAGATGAAACGTGTTGATCCATCATCAAACTACAAGAGGTATCTTGATCTGCCATGGGAGGTAGATGCTCGCACTCGTGCAGCAGTGCTCACTAGAGAGTTCAACGAGCAGAACGTATTCAAGGATTGATCATGGACCTATCATCATTCATCAGTGACTGGGGAACACCAGTCGAGGTCGAGCGTAAGAACCGCATCAAGCTATCACTTGCAGCATATGCATATGAGTTTCATAGTGACAGCATCATCGATGACGCAGCATTTGACAAGCTGTCTGATCAGATCAATGTGCAGGTCAGGACAGGTAATGATGTGATGGATGATTTCTTTCAGGAGCATTTTGTCACACATACAGGCATGTGGATACAGAAGCATCCAGACATCCAAGGACTAGAGAAGATCTACATCAAGCATCATAAGAGGAAGAGGAAGTAAAACATGTTTAATAATCGTTTGAATGAAGAGATTGTTGACTTACAGATCAACAACAGGGTATTACTTGAGCAGCTTGATCAGAGCAAACTGACGATACAGAGGCTACATGATCAGATCAATAGACTGACGAAGAAGATATATGAAGACAAGCGATCAGCATCAGTAGTCATTGACTGGGCCACCATCAATGCTTTATCTGTTATCCGATCCTCTAGTAACCTCTCAGGAGAGTATACCAAGATC